CTCAAGAACATCAGTTAAATAGCCGTTCTTGCACAAATCCAATATTCTGTAGTCAACTGTGTCGTACGTTTGAATGGCATGGTCCAATGTAGCATGTTTGGGCATGTAACCGCGCAAGATTGGTGGTCTCACATTGTCGGTTATGGCAAAGACGCCATCATCCCGTGTGCCTTCCATGAAAGCTTTCTTCAATAAAGTGTCGCCAACTTTGGAAGTGTGGCCATCCCGGAACTGAAGAGATCCGTAATGTTCCATACTCCCATAACTTCCGAGAAATCTGAAGGGACTCTTAGGGTGAATAGAAGCTTGCACTGCAATAGGACCCGTTTTATCACTCTCAAGCACAGGAAAACTTGGTTGTATCCGGCTCTGAGAGGGAAAAGACGCTGCCAGTCTATTTATCATCTGGCGAGTGATCTTGGTGGAAAACGCTTTGGGCCTGCCGATAACATCGACTTTGCCTCCCACGTGTATTCCAACCAAAATAGCTCGATTGTCAAGTACTACGAATAAAGGGCATCCACAATCCCCATCCTCAGTTGGACGCGGAGCCGTGGAACGGTATGTGCTCAGTGTTAAACACCCAGCACCGTCCGGAAGTTCCATTCGATTCATTTCGTTAACAATATTAATGTGACGATCTGTTAGTATAGAGCCGTCAGACTCACGGCGCAAGCGATAACCGTTTGCTGTAGGGATAGTCGTACCCTCATCCAACATATACTCAGTAATGTGTGGATTATTGGGAAGATCGATCACCCTAAACATGCACAAATCCAGCTCGTCAATTGTATGGACATTGATGCCATATGATAAGTTGAAGGTGCGCCGAAAGCCAACAACATCGGAAGGTTTGCACTTCGAAATGGTCATCGAGGTAGGTTTGTCCCAAAGGAAATGGGCGTTAGTTATATATAACTGACCGCCTATTCCCAATGCTCTCCCAAACTTGGATTTATCACAACCATGGGTCGTAAAATAAAAACAACTACCTTCGAAAGCTTTTAACTGATCTTCAACACTAATACCCTTGCGGGACAGTAGCTGTCGGGTTAAATCAAAAGTAGTGACTGACGGTGGTTCTTTCCATTCCCAAACGTCTGGACGCTCACGAACCGGAGTGGGTTTGTGGGAAGAAAAATTCCCCCCTTCCTTTTTTAATACCTTTCGTCGGAGGAGAAAATCCGATACTGCGTTAAAG